GGGACATCCCGCCATCCCGCCTGGATAAATGTTTTGAATTTGGCTGATTCCGTGGTTTCCGGTTCCAAGAACCCCTTCACGACCTCGCTCATGCCACGCAACGGCGTGAACGTCACCATGATGACACCCTGCGTCGTGATGGTCCGGTAGAGCATCTCCGTATAGACGTCCTGCGGGGGTTCCTCGTCGCACCAGACGACGTGCTTAGCCGTCCCCTCAAACGATTGGCGTCCCTGCTCGTAACTCTTCAGCCCGACCAGACTGATGCCGCCGCTCGTGTGTCGCACCTCTGCGCCCTCCAGTGCGCCGGCCAGTCCTCGCGCCGAGATTGTCCGCTCGATGAGGTGCGCCGGCACCATGCCCGTGCCAGGCGCCTGGACGCTCCCGAGCAGTTTCGCTTGGACAATATCCCGCGTGGTCTGGGAGTTCGTCCCCACCGCCCAGCACTCGACCGGGGCTGTGAAACGTCGGCCCGTCCACCAGTGCGGATACGCACCCGTCAGGTGGCAGGTGAGCTCATACGCGCCAGCTTCAGACTTTCCGACCCGGTTTGCGGCCATGAACAGCCGCTCCTTGATATGTCCCGCTGCGAAGAAATCGAGATGCTTTTGGTAGCGCGACCGTGCAATCGGGCCGTTCCCGTCAGGGTAAAACGTCGAGAACCGAGAGGTCGTACGTCGCTGCGCCTCCGCGCGTAGAGCGTCCAAGCGCAGGCGCTCATCGAGTGTCAGCTCTGCCACTCGGCCTCGTTGGTGTCCAATACCGTGACCACGGGTTCCGGGGCCGGTGCGCCCCCGGCGGACAACTTCTCCAGAAGACCCGTCAGGGACGCGGAGAGCTCGACGTCTGACAGTTGCGAGGGTTCCGCACTCACGTCCACATCGATCGTCTGTCGCGCCTGCCCAAACAGGCGGTCCATAATCTGACCGATGAGTGTGGCATTCGGGGCCACTGCCGATAGCTGATACGCCTCTTCGCCGGCATTGAGGCGCTCCACCATGACGTCGGGGTCCGTGACCGTTGTCCATCGCCCCGCGTCGTCGCGCGCGACCATGTGCGTAACCCCCTGTGCCGCCGATAACTGCGCCTGGACGAGCGTCCCGAATTGCTTCGCCACCTCGCTGCGCCACAGGTGCAATAGCTCAGCGCGCTCGGCTGTCGGGCGAGACACACGGCAACCACCACTCGCCACCGTCGTGCCTTTCGGGCGACCCGCACCCGCCCGAGCACCGCCATGTCCATCGCCTGATGCGACCGGGGCTGCGAGTCGCGGAAGCTTTAATGTTGCCACGGGGGGACGTTATCACACTACGTTGTAGTGGACATACGAGCTGCCTGGCTACCGGTATGGCTCACAATTGACCTTGGGTGCAAGTGGGGTACAGGACGATATGACATTCCCAAATCCCTTTTCATTCTAAAAACAGAAGTGGTGGAAAAAAAACTCAAAATGAGAGACTTTCGGGTCCGAGCCCCTAACTCCTTTGTTCGCAACAACTTACAGCTATCAACCCCCGCGGTGGTTCAAGTTAACATAATAACCATTATTGGACCCTGTATCAGCTAAGTCCTTTATACTCAAGCACTTACAGCATCTTGGCGGGCTGGATGTGGTGTTCTCGGCAGGGGGAAGTCGGGACTTTCGCCCCGGCTGGCCGTCGACAAGGCCACCGCCCGGACCAGGCTGGAAGATTCAAGTAATCTGCGCCTTCTCGGGCTCTTGACCACCCCACACCAGCCACACTCATGTCACCAGTGCCTCATCAGTCCGTCTTCCTAGGGCCTCACAGGCCGCCACAAGGCGTACGAGGTGCGACCGGTATCTCGTAATACCAGCACGTAGTTGCCGTGGCACAGAGGGCGTAATGCAGAGCTCTCCCGTGTCGGTGTCGATACGTAGTGCGTACTCCTCATCTTCCAGGTGCCAGAGCAGCTTCAGCGCAGGCACGGGCGTGGAGACACCAAAGATGTCGACCATCTCTATCTCTCCCCTATTCCGCCGCAGGTCATCCCCATATGTCGATTCAGGCATCGCCTCTCCTTGCTGTAGACTCTCCCCCTATAGGGGGGGGAGTGATTGTCGCCATCGTGTCTCCACTTTGTCCCCACCTGTAACTCACTGTGTAATAACGAGTTACGCCGTCGGGCGCAGACAGGCTCGGGGACAGGGGACAGATTGTCGCCCGACCTTGTCCCCTGCACCTTACCCCCGGAAACATTGACGTTTTTAATATCGTCGGGGACAAGACCTGCCAATATCGCCCCTTGTCCCCTGTTGTCCCCCACCTTGTCCCCTTAGTCTCCTCGCCTCACATCTCGCGTCCTCCTCGCCCCACATCTCGCGTCCTCTCGCCTTCCCCGTCTGGACCAGTCGACGGCTCAATATTGACCGCGTACTGGCTACCCAATACTGTCATGAGCCCTGCGACGTAACTGAGCGCCACGGCGACGAGACCTCTGTCCGACGGCAGCAGGGCGACAGCAGCGGCGAGGCTGACCGCACCGAGGATATGGATGCATAGCGTAAAACGCATCATGTCACGCGCCAGGCATGAGCGCACGTCTGGCAGTAAGCCTCGCGTCGACCGGACGTCACCACGACCTCAGTCCCCCGTGTCTCGCCGCACCTTGGGCAGACCAACTCTTCGGCCGGCATCACCTCGTGTCTGTGCTGCGACGCACGGCCGGGGAATCGAGGATTGATTCAAGCGCCGCGATCTTCGAGAGGAGCTGCCTGGTTTCGGCCTCACATCCCTGTAATTTGGCGTGATACCCGGCGCACTGGGATTCGATCTCAGCAAGTATGGCGACAACGGTGCGTCGGCCTTGGGCCTGGAGTTCGTCGGTCGTGACTGCTGTGAGTGGCATATGTTTCGTCCTTTCGCCCGTAGTGCAAGTTGACGTCCGGCTCGGGCAGCGCTGGCCGTCATTAGCACGAATGTGGTTATCGCCAGTGGTCGTAATTTTTGCGCCGGATCATCCGGACATATTTTGGTTCGAGAAAATAGGACTGCAGCTCTATCTGTTCTAAGTCGCCTCGATGGGACGTCTTCAACCGCTCGCGAGACCTCCGGATGAGACCACCCGGCATTTCAGACGGGTGCGGGTCGAGGTCGTCGGTGCTGGTGTCTCGTCTTGGCGTGGCAACGCGCTTCGGCTTGGGCACGCGCTTCGGCCTGGGGCGCAGTGGAACAACGGGCACCGCATTGAAGGCCCGCACTTCCGCTTCTGAATAGTATGCGTCCTCAGGCTCGGCAACCCGTACTGGTACGTCAGGTGCTCGCCCCCAATCGGGAGCCGGCTCGCCCACGTCAAGAGGGTGCGGGAGGATGATAGGTCGTGTTGCCATCTGTCACGGTTGGAAGTCGTCAAAGTCTGATCGAAAATGCTGACTTTCAACCAGACGACCAGTACCAGATCAGGTGCGCCGCTTGTGACTCCGAACGCACGATCTCCACGGGCTCTCCGAGCCACATGTGATGCCAGTCTTGCTCATCATCGGTAAGGCGTTGCCGTGAGGGGGTGAGGGTGCCGTTCTTGACCTCTATTAGATGTGTGACCCCCCGGTAGCCCACCACCAGATCAGGAAAACCATCTCCGACCCCGGCTGTCGAGTAGACCGTCGCCCCGCCACGCCGCAGCACCGCCACGACCTGCGCGTGATTGCCGTCTATTCTCGCGCGTCGTCCCATCGGTTCTGACCTCCAGACTCGTCGTGATCGAGCATCACGTATGCCAGATATGCCTGGGCGATTACGCGCCAGCGTAGATGACGGTCCGGGGCACCCGACTGAGTCTGGACTGAACGACGTACGTATGTGTCGTCTGGCCTGCGCGCGACAATCTGTCGATACACATCCAGTCGAGTCATAACCGTGCTTTCGCTGATCGACGAGACCTGAACGCGACGATGATGCGACGCAGATTGAGCCGTTCAAGTACGCGGTCGGAATATGTACGGCGGCCATGGAGCAGGTCGCACAAGTAATTGTGACTGATGCCGATATGAGCGGCCGCTGCACGTTGCGTCCCGCACCTACGCACGAGGCGTCCCAGCCGTACCGTTGGATCGATGACATTCATGCCGACGATTTTAGCATAGATAGTATGACGAATCAGCGTATTTGACACACACGCAAAAAAAAGACTAGGCTCAGCAGCATGTCAGACACGATCACGATCACATTGCCGGCGGAACTCGCGACGATCGCGCGCATACTGACCGGCGGAGACAGTCGTCGTCTTAACGAATCACTCGTACAGATGCTCGAAGCACCTGGGCTGCTTGAACGCTATGCGGCCCAGGACTCACGCACACCCAAACACACCAGAAAAGGTTAATAAAATGTCAAGAATAAGCACCGGTAATTACATGAAAGCGTCTCAACTCTCTGAATCGGGTGACACTTACGTCGTCGAATCGTGCGTCGAAGAACTCATCCCGAGCCAGACCGGACCCGACGAATCAAAGTGGGTGCTACGCGTGGAAGGTGAGTCCAAGCCGCTAATCCTCAATTCGACCAATGTCTTGCGGCTCGTGGCGGTGATGGGCACTGACGAGACCGACGACTGGGTTGGACGTAACGTCGTGCTCTATAACGATCCCACCATCACGTACGGCGGGTCTGTCACCGGCGGATGTCGCGTCAAAGCCGTGAAGTCGAAGAAGCGCGCGGCGATCGGTGAAAAAGACTTAACCGACGTGCCGTTCTAGCCACCCCACCTCCCAGCGGATCGGCCCTGCACTCGTGGTCGGGCCGATCCGCACTTCCCCACACGGAACCCGACATGGACACATTAGAGTTTGACGTTGAAGCACACGCGTACCGTGTGCGGGGCCGCGTGATCCAGAGCGTGACACAACGCATCCAAGCCGCCGGTCTGGTGAGTGGGTCGCACTGGTTTACCCCCGAGGCCGCTGACCGGGGCACGGCAGTACATCTCGCTTGCGCGGACCACGACCTAGGCCGATCGATCACGCTCCCAGACGCGTGGCGCGGCTATCTCACGTCGTATGCAAAATGGGTCGATGCGATGCGACCGGCGTGGTCAAAAGTCGAGGTGCCGACGTGGTCCGAAAAATACAACACGGCAGGCACGGCAGACCGAATCGGCGAGATCCGAGGCACACCGGTCGTGGTCGACCTGAAGACCGGAGCGAAGTCGTCAGGTACGTGGCACGGTGTCCAACTGGCGATCTACGACCTCATCTACGACGACATTGAACCACGCAAACGCCGACGCATCGCACTCTATCTGCGCGCAAACGGGGCAATGGCCCAGTCCGTGGAGTTCAGTTCGACCTACGATTACACCGTGGCGCTCAAGCTGTGCGCCCCATCCCAGGAGACACCCGATGCCACAGATCACCTCGACCCCACCAGCCCCCCAGACCTTGACGATGGACCTACGCCAACGTCCGGGGATTGAGTTGCAATCCCGCGACCTCTTGGTACTTTCGGATGCGGTGGTTGTGACCTCGCCGGAGCAATCGGTCTCCGCGAGCGACTATCTCCAGAAGCTGCAAAAACTGAGGAAGTTTATCTCTGGTATCTACAAGGACGCCAAGCAACCGCTCGCGCACGCCAAGAAGACCCTCGACCAGCAGGAGCACGCGCTGGTGGACCCGATCAAGGCCGTAGAGAAGCAGGTGATGGGCAAGATCCTGGCCTACACCCAAGACGCGAAACATCTAGAGACCCGGCGGCTTTCGGCCGAGACCGACCGGTTGCTCGATGGGGAGGATCTCGTGCCGACGGTACCCGCTGCTCCACCGCTAACTCCGGGGATGCACCAGCGGTCCACGTACAGCGCCACGGTCGATGATCTGGAAGCACTCGTGCTGAGCGTGGCCGCGCAGATTCTCGTCAATCGTAGCGGCGGCGAGACCTCAACGCCCCGGCACTGGCTGACCACGGTCTGCAAGCCATCGACGCAGGCGACCCTAGGTCTTCTGACCGCATCGAATCCTGACCTTAACGCGCTTGCACGCGCGCTCAAAGAGCACCTCGATGTGCCGGGCGTGACGCTCAGGGAAACCATGACGCTCGTCTCGTCCTAGCACGTCAGAGAGTGTCGGCACAATAGGTAAAACACGCTAAAACACGCTAAAACACGCTATATGCAAAAAAGGAGCCATGAATGACCGGCCTTAAATTCACCATGCACCCGAATGATGCGTTTAGCAACCTCACCACGCTCGGATACGACGAGATCATTGTCGATGACCGATCACTCTCACACACAGATATTGTCGAGCATGCTCACGGCGAAGAGGAGTCGTACTTCGACCCACCAACTCGCCTCTCGTCCACGACGACATGCGTGTACACACTCCACTGTCGCGTCATCATCGACGGTCTCCAATTTTACGCAGCGGTGCCAGAGGCGACACTCTTGGCCGAGTACGACCTCGGCATCTACGTGCTGACTGGTGGCGACGAATGATCCTCGAAGAACTGCTATCAAAATTCGACGCAGTCCGATCGTCCGGGTCCGGGTATAGCGCGCGCTGTCCGGTCCACGAAGACCGGGTCTCGTCGTTGAGCATCTCGACCGGAGACGATCGACGTGTCCTGATCCACTGTCACGCCGGATGCTCGACCACGGACATCTGCGAAGCGGCCGGTTTGGATGTCAGCGATCTGTTCAGGGAGTCGCGTGACACGACCCCGCTCACGCCGGTCCTGACGTCACGGTCGGCAAATACCACGACTACGTATAGTTACGTGGACCTGGCTGGTGAGGTGGTGGGCCAAGTCGTGCGTGGGCCGGGGAAACGCTTCAGGCAGCGCAGGCCAGACGGGCAGGGGGGCTGGGTTGCGAAGGCGCCTGTCACGCCGACGCTGTATCGCTGGCCCGAGCTCGTGTCGCAGCCGAACACGCCAGTCTGGATCGTGGAGGGCGAGAAGGACACCGACCGACTGCTCGACCTGGGACTGTCAGCCACCACGAACGCGGCAGGAGCGGGGAAGTGGCGAGCAGACCACACGGCTGCACTTTACGACGTGTCC